AGATTTTTGTTTTGGAGGTTGTGGGGAAAGATGAATATGTTGTTACATACAATGTAGACCAAACAAACCTTAATTCTATTCCAGAAAATACTATTTTGGTGCATAGAAAAAAAGAAACAAATACCTTATATACAATAAATGCCCTAAACGAGTTGATTAAAAAACTTAATGGTGGTGTTGTTGATACTAGGTATAGAGTTGATTGGCAACATTATAGAAATTGTATTTTACTTACGCAACACAATGAGCTTAGCCAATTAAATACAAAAATTTACAAAATAATCGATCTATAGTTTGGCTCCCCAAAATATAGTTCGTATATTCAGTTACATATAAACAGTTATAATTAAAATAGAGTTACATTATGGATTTAAATGCATTAAAAAAGAAATTGGATACCCTCCAATCAAACCCACAGGGTGGTCAAAAGACCGATTACACAACCATTTTTTGGAAACCAACAGTAGGTAAACAACAAATTAGAATTGTACCATCAGCGTATGATGCTAATAACCCATTTACGGAGTTGAAATTTTACTATGGTATTACCAACAAAGTAATGATCTCACCAGCAAATTATGGTGATAAAGATCCAATTGCTTTATTCGCTGGGAAACTACGTGAAGGAGAGTATAACAAAGAAAATTATGTACTAGCTAAAAAGTTAGATGCTAAAAACCGTATTTTTGTTCCTGTAATAGTACGTGGAGAAGAAGATAAAGGTGTTAGATTATGGCAATTTGGTAAGTTAGTATACGAAGAATTATTAGCATTAGCTGTTGATGATGAAATTGGAGATTACACTGATATTGTAAATGGTAGAGACCTTACAGTTGAAACAGTAGGACCAGAAGCAACTGGAACTCCTTATAATAAATCATCAATTAGAGTAAGATTAAAAACCTCACCACTTAGTGAAGATGCTACTCAAGTAGAAACTTGGACAAATACACAACCAAATCCTAAAGAAGGATTATTTAAAGTGTATTCCTTTGATGAAATGAAATCAGCATTAGAGAAATGGTTATCACCAGAGGATAACGAACCAGAAATTGCTCAAAACCCAAATTCATTCCCAACACAGGCAGCCGCTGCCCCATCAACAGGAAATTTTAGTTTAGATACTTCTCAAGCTAAAAAAACGAAAGTAGATCAATTTGATAGTTTATTTGATACTCCAAAAGATGATCTTCCTTTCTAAATATGGCGAAAAAATCAACAAAGTCTCTCTCGGCAGCAGTGTCTGCCGAGATCAAGAGCAAATTTGATCTTAATAAGTTTAAATCATCTAAAGGTTTAAATAAAAACGTTAAATTTAAGGAACAAAAATGGATTCCCTTATCACCGGCATTCCAAGAAGTATCTGGAGTACCTGGTATTCCAATGGGACATATAGTATTACTTAGAGGACACTCTGATACTGGTAAAACTACTGCATTATTAGAAGCAGCAGTATCTGCACAATCTATGGGAATTTTACCTGTATTTATTATTACAGAGATGAAATGGAACTGGGAACACGCAGCACAAATGGGATTAAAGGTTAACTTAATCAGGGATGATGAAGGTAATGTTATAGATTATGAAGGTGACTTTATCTATGTTGATAGAGAAACTGTACATACTGTAGAAGATGTAGCTGCATTTATTATGGATCTACAAAACGAACAGAAAAATGGTAACTTACCAACAGATTTAGCTTTTTTCTGGGATTCTATTGGATCAATTCCTTGTGCTATGTCAGTTGAAAAACTGAAGAATAACAATGAATGGAATGCTGGCGCAATGTCAACACAATTTGGTAATACAGTAAATCAAAGTATTGTAATGTCTCGTAAAGAGTCATCACCCTATACTAATAGTTTAATTGCTATTAACAAAGTATGGACCGCTAAAGCAGAATCTCCTATGGGTCAACCAAAGATGATGAATAAAGGTGGAATGGCTATGTGGTATGACGCAACATTTGTAGTTACATTTGGTAATGTTTCAAATGCCGGTACATCTAAAATTAAAGCAATTAAAGGTGGTAAGCAAGTAGAATGGGGTAAACGTACCAACTTACAGATTGATAAGAACCATGTTAATGGTATCGCAGCAAGAGGTAAAATTGTTATGACTTCACACGGATTTATCGAAGACACAGATAAAGACAAAAATGCTTATAAAAAGGAACATGCAGATGAATGGTCCAGAATCTTAGGAGGAGGGACATTTAAGATTGTAGAAGATGATGAAGATGTAACACCTGTTCTTTACGACGTAGAGGACTTATAAAACAAAAACATGAAGCATAAAGAGTTATTTAGTCTCTTGGATAATATCCAGGAAGACCAGGAAGTACCTACCCAAAATAGGCATGATAGAGTATTAATCTTAGATGGTTTAAATCTATTTTTTAGAAATTTCGCCATGATGAATATGGTTAATACTGATGGAGTTCATATTGGAGGGTTAGGTGGTTTTTTCCGCTCTTTAGGTGCCATGATTAGACAAACGAATCCAACTTCTGTTTATGTAGTATTCGACGGGCAAGGTTCTACGGTAAATCGTAAAAACTTGCTCTCCGAGTACAAAGGAACAAGAAATTTATCAAGGATTACTAATTGGGAAGCATTTGATAATATTGAAGAAGAACATGATTCAAAAATAGACCAAATCGTTCGTATCATTCAGTACCTAAAACTACTACCCGTTAAAACTACTATTTTAGATAAAGTTGAAGCGGATGATATTATAGCAGTATTAGCAGAAAAATTAGTAGAAAAACATGACTCAACCTGTTTTATTGTATCTAGTGATAAAGATTTCTTACAACTAGTGACTGATAAAATTATTGTGTATAGACCAATGGAGAAAGAATATTATACTCCAAAAGTTGTAGAAGAAAAATTTGGTTTATTACCCCATAACTTTATTTTACACAAAACATTACTAGGAGATAATTCAGATAATATTAAGGGGATTAAGGGATTAGGTGCAAAGGGTATATTTAAAAAATTTCCCGAATTAAAAACTCAAGAATTAAATTTAGAGGATATTTTTGACATCTCTGCTAGGAAATACAAGGAACATATCGTATATTCACGTATAGTTCAGGAACGATCTCGTATTGAAACCAATTATAAAGTAATGGATTTAAGTATACCAATGATCGATGATAGAGGTAAAGAACATATTGATAAGTTAATAACTGAGGATTTACCTGATTTCAACCCCGAAATGTTTACTTCATTTTATAATGAAGACAAATTAGGAGGGATGATTAGAAATTTAGATTCGTGGTTAAAAGATATATTTGCTATGTTCCCAACTTACAAACAATAAATAAATATATAGGTGGGTTTTATTTGGAGATACGAGGAATAAGTCGTATATTCACACACAAGCAGGTTATAAACATTACTAAACAGATAGAAAATTGACTCTTAATAGCATAAACCAATACGGACACGATTTTCAGATTAAGGTGTTATCATCCTTGTTAACACATAAAGAATTTTTAGTAAATATCCATGATATAATATCAGAAGAATATTTTGAGAATCAGGCTCAGAAATGGGCTATTAAAGAGGTATTGAATTACTATGACAAATATCACACTACCCCCTCATTAGATATATTAAAAGTAGAATTACAAAAAGTAGATAATGAAGTATTACAAATCTCAATTAAAGAGCAACTAAAACAAGCATTTGTTACCTCTGATGATGATTTAGAATACGTACAAGAAGAATTTACAAATTTTTGTAAAAACCAACAATTGAAGAAGGCCTTAATGTCGTCTGTGGACTTATTGAAAGCAGGCGATTTTGATGGTATTCGTTTTATTGTAGATAATGCTCTAAAAGCAGGACAAGACAAAAACATAGGACATGAATACGCTAAAGATATTGAATCAAGGTATAGAGAAAATTCAAGAGAAATTGTACCAACACCTTGGCCGCGTATTAACGACTTACTTCAAGGTGGATTGGGAAATGGAGATTTTGGTCTTATATTTGGTAATCCAGGAGGTGGTAAATCGTGGTCGTTAGTTTCTCTAGGGGGACATGCGGTAAAAATGGGATACACAGTTCTACATTATACTTTAGAATTAGGTGAGGATTATGTTGGAAAAAGATACGATGCATTTTTCACAAAAATCCCCGTAAATAAAGTAGATGCCCACAAAGATCAAGTAGCAGAATTAATACCACAATTACCAGGAAAGTTAATAATTAAAGAATACCCAACAGGTAAGGCAACTGTCTCAACTATTGAATCACATATTGCGAAAGCAACAAGTATGGGTACTAAGCCTGATCTAGTAATTATTGATTATGTTGATCTTCTTTCATCAAGAAAAACAAATCGTGAACGTAAAGATGAAATTGATGATATTTATACTAGCACAAAAGGATTAGCTAGACAATTAGACATACCTATTTGGTCCGTTTCTCAAGTTAACCGTGCGGGAGCGAATGATAATGTCATTCAAGGAGATAAAGCAGCAGGATCGTATGATAAAATTATGATAACTGATTTCTGTATGTCTCTTTCTCGTAAAAAAGAAGATAAAGTTAACAATACAGGTAGATTTCACTTAATGAAAAATAGATACGGTATGGATGGTATTACTTTTGGTATTGAGGCTGATACTTCAACTGGTCATTTTACCATTAAAAATGAATATGATGAAGATGATGAATCAACAACCTTAGCACCAACTACTCGTTCAAACTCATTTGATACTGATGTTGATACTTTTGATAAAGCACAATTACGAAAGAAATTTTTTGAATTAAATCCTTAATATTAAAAATAAACACATAAATGGGAAAAAGAGATATCACAAAAGAAAGAATTGTTTACAAACCCTTTGAATATCAAGAAGCATCTGATTATTGGTTAAAACAACATCAAGCACATTGGTTACACACAGAAGTACCTATGATGAGTGATGTTAATGATTGGAAACAAAATCTTACTGAGTCTGAAAAAAACATTATTGGTACTATCTTAAAAGGATTTGCCCAAACTGAAACCGTTGTGAATGATTACTGGACCAATTTAGTAACAAGTTGGTTTAAAAAGCCTGAAATAATTAAAATGGCTGTAACTTTTGGTGCCTTTGAAACCATACATGCCGAAGCATATTCTTTATTAAATGAAGAATTAGGATTAGACAATTTTAGTGAGTTTCTAGAAGATGAAGCTACAATGGCTAAAATATCAGCATTAACTGAAGTTAGAGATTCTCATAATGGAGAAGCAAATTGGCATGAAAGAGCTAAATCATTAGCTATATTTTCTGCATTTACAGAGGGTGTTAATTTATTCTCATCGTTTGCCGTTTTATTATCATTTAAATTAGATAATAAGCTTAAAGGAGTAGGTCAAATCGTAGAGTGGAGTATTAGAGATGAATCATTACATTCAGAAGCGGGTTGTTGGTTATTTAGAACTTTATTAGCAGAAAACCCAGAATTCAACACACCAGAACTAAAAGCAGATATTGAACAAGCAGCTTTATTATCTTTAAAACTAGAATTAGATTTTATTGATAAAGTATATGAAATGGGAGACTTAAAAGGATGTCCAAAATATGATTTAGTATCCTTTATCAAACATAGAGTAAATACCAAAATGGGTGATTTAGGATATGGTGAAATTGTTAATGGTATAGATAAAGATGCAGTAAAAAGAATGAAGTGGTTTGATAGCTTATCAGGTGGTAAACAACATACAGATTTCTTTGCTTCGAGGGTAACAAATTATAGTAAAGGTGTTCAAAATTGGGATGTAAATGATTTATTTTAAAATATGGAATTAACACTACTAGCAATAATAGCAATTTTACTTAGTTCGTTATCTTTAATGGGTAATTTATATATAGTAATTTTGATAATTAAAGAAACATACAAAAGTAAAAAACATAAAACTAAAAAACGTAAAAGAAAATAATGGAAAATAACGCATTACAGGTAGATTATACAAATTGGATAGCAGGTAAAGACTACCCTACTTTTATGGATGAAGTTTCTTTAGCCACAATTTCTAAAGGGTATTTACTCCCTGGTGAAACTGTAAAAATAGCTTATAGAAGGGTATCTAATGCCGCTGCTATGAGACTAAAAAAACCAGAACTAGCAAATAAATTCTTCAAAATAATGTGGAATGGTTGGTTAGGTTTAGCATCCCCAGTTTTATCAAACATGGGGACTGATAGAGGTTTACCTATTTCGTGTTTTGGTGTTGATACACCGGATTCAATACGTGGAATCGGTTTAACTAACGCGGAACTAATGAAGTTAACAGCATCCGGTGGTGGTGTGGGTATCTCATTATCTCGCATTAGAGAACGTGGAGATGAAATTACGGGAAATGGTAAAAGTGAAGGTGTAGTACCGTGGGCTAAAATATTTGATTCATCCATTATTGCTACTAACCAGGGAAATGTAAGAAGAGGAGCAGCATCTGTTAATTTAGATATTGAACATGGGGATATAGAAGAATTTTTACAAATTCGTAGACCTAAAGGAGATCCTAATAGACAATGTCTTAACTTACACCAATGTGTAGTAGTTGGAGATTCTTTTATGAGAAAATTAGAAGCAAGAGACCCTGAAGCCATGAATAGATGGGCTACAGTTTTAAAATCAAGAATGGAAACAGGAGAACCTTATATAATGTATAAGGATAATGTTAATAAAGATAATCCAATTGCTTATAGACTAAATAATTTAGAAGTAAGTATGACAAATATTTGTTCTGAAATTACCTTATTTACAGATGAAGAACATTCATTTATTTGTTGTTTATCTTCTATGAATTTAGCAAAATATGATGAATGGAAAGATACTGATGCAGTTGAATTAGCTACTTGGTTTTTAGATGGTGTAATGCAAGAATTTATTGATAAATCAGCAGGAAAAGATTCATTACAAAGAACTTACAATCATGCTCGTAAAGGCCGTGCTTTAGGTTTAGGGGTAATGGGATGGCATTCATTCTTACAACAAAAAGGATTACCATTTAACTCTATTGCCTCTACCGCTCATACTAAAAATATATTTTCTGATATTAGACAAGGGGCTGAAAAAGCATCTATGGAGATGGCTTTGGAGTATGGTGAACCTTTATGGTGTAGAGGAACAGGTATGAGAAATACTCACTTACTAGCAGTAGCACCAACAGTATCAAATTCAGTAATTGTAGGTGGTATTAGTGCTGGTATTGAACCCTTACCTGCAAACATTTACACATTTAATGGGGCTAAAGGAACATTTATTAGAAAAAATAAGGAATTACAGAAAATTCTAATAGAAAAAGGTGAAGATAAAGACCAATGGTGGGATCAAATGTTATCAGAAGATGGTTCAGCACAAGGATTACCAGATAATGTTTTAACACCTGAAGAAAAGGAATTATTTTTAACATTCCCTGAAATAAACCAATTAGAATTAATACGTCAAGCTGCTATTAGACAACGTTATATTGACCAAACCCAATCATTAAATTTATCATTTGATGTTAATGATTCACCAAAATGGATTAATCAAGTGCATTTAGAGGCATGGAAATTAGGTATAAAAACATTATATTATTTGAGAACAGATAGTGTAATTAAGGGAGATTTAGGATCTCGTATGAGTGACTGTGTTAGTTGTGAGGGATAGTATATAAATATATACAACATTAATTATAATTAATTTTAAGAGAGGCACATTAGTGTCTCTTTTTTTTATATGTATCAACAAATGTAGTTTTTATCTAAAAATGTTATTATTATGTTAAATTATTTAAAAAATAAATGGATGGCTTTTAAAGATATATTTAAAGACGAAAACGACATCAATGAAAAATCTGTAGTTGGGTTTTTATCTTTTGCTGTTATGGTAATATTTGCTGTTGTTGATCTAGCAACAGGATATTTAGGTAAAGATTTAGTAATTAATGAATTTATTTATGATTCATTCTTATATATTACATTAGGAAGCTTTGGAATTGCCGAAGCCGGAAAAATATTTGGAAAAAAAGAATAAATATGAAAAAAATATTATTTATATTAGTAATTTTAATTTCAACTTTATCCTTTGGACAGGAAAAGAAGGAGGGATTTTTAAAGTCACTTTATACGGATTTCATTCAATATGGAACAATATATGCTGCAGGGGATATATCAAATTCAATTGAAGCAGCAGAACCTACCTATTTTGTAAGAACAGGTGAAGGAGGTACATTATATGATATACCCAGAGTAGAAGATAATACCCCAGATTATCCATTTGATTATAGAATAGGTATTGGAATTAGAAAATTAGCTAGATTCGACTATGAAAGAAAACCTAAAAACTTTTACGATGGTACAGAAAGTCAATTAGTATTTTCTTCTCCTACTTCAGCTATTCGAGGATTAGAATACCAACTCCATTGGGAAAAGGAAAGATGGATGGGAATGGAATTCAGAAACCACAATGTGTTTATAAAACATACAGGTAAATATCACATACTAAAAGTACAGAGTAGAGAAGTACAAAAAATAAACCTAAATTACAATTCAGCAGAACTTAGAGCTAGATTACCAATAGGTAAAAAGTTTTCTATATCAGCAGGAGCTATTGCTAGGGGTCATGATAGAGCATATGGTTATAATCCTATAGAATTATGGTTAAATGAAACCTCAATGGATAACAATGGTAATATGATTCCAACTAATCCTTGGTATACTTTAGGATATGAATATGGATACCAAGATGTATTTTATACTGAAACAAGTACTGATCCTATAACTGGAGAAGAAATGGTAAGGTATGATTGGTATTGGTTAAACCCAGAAGGTGATAGAGTAGCAGATTCTGATTTAGAATTTAGAGATACTTATTTTACTAGGTTAATGAATAGATATAATGGAGAAAAATGGAGCCAATTAGACCCTTGGGTAGAAATAGCTCCTATTATTGGTTTTGATTTTTACCATTACAAAAGAAATTTTTGGCTTCATACTTACGGTAACATAATCTTACCAGCTCATAAGTACATTAAAGGAGATGTTCAATATTCATACCTACATAGAAATGGGTGGGGTAAAGGAGGACATATGGAAGATCATGCAATGGGAGACGGAGAACAATGGACAGATTATTCTGCAGGTATTAGCTTAGGATGGAAAATTAACAGAAATTTAGGAATATTTGTTGAAGGTGAATTTGCTAAAATGTGGGATAGTGAGTTATATCAATCAACTTTTGGAATTAATTATACATTTAAATAAAATGGCAAAACAAATAGGAGAAGATACTAAAATAACATTAGACCTAAAAACAATAGGTTTATTAGTAGTAGGACTATCTTCCTTAATAGGTATGTGGTTTGCTCTACAAGCTGATATAGAGGAAGCTAAAGGACTCCCAGAACCAGAAGTACAAAGGATTGAATTCCAAATGAAAGATGAAGCCATTAGAGAAGCTATCATCAATACCCAGGGTGATGTAGAAGAAATAAAGGAGCAGTTAAAGAAAATAGACGAGCGCCTTTACGAACTACAAACGAGAAAATAAAAATATGAAAAAGTTATTATTAATTATATTGTTATTCATTAGTTTTAATAGTTTTTCTCAAACTGTCATTACAGATGATAATTTTGAAAAAACAATTGAAGGTAGATCCGCATTCCAAGATGATGGGATTACAATAGTAGTAGTAGAATTTTGGGCTTCTTTCAATGATGCTAACTCATTTTCTAAATGGGACAAACTTAAAGGGATTAAATATTACAGATGTGATATAGCAAAATCACCAAAATCTAAAAAAAATTATAAAGTACGAACCATACCTCATATTATTATATTTAAAGAGGGGTATGACGAGCATCACTTTAAAGCAGGTTTAGATTTTTCAATCAAACAATCAGTTGAAGAAATACAAGAAGTGATTGATAATTTAAAAAAAGAAAGTAAATTTTAAAAAATAAAGATTATGGCAGACGCAGTACAATGTATTATAGCAATTGACGACGTAAAGTCCTCAATTCAAGGTAATGATCCAAGAACTTGGATGAAAGCATGTGCAATAGAAACTTTACTAAAAGGTAAAAGTGGTAAGCATTTTAAAAATTGCCTGATAGGTAAAATGGAATCTACCAAAGAACACATCGAAGACCCAGCAGGATATGCTGAGGAATTATATAGTAAAATAAAAAAGAAATGTACTTAATATGAGCTGTTATACAAGAGAACAAATAAAATGTGCTGTAGAATCAAAAGAATATAAATGGTTCGAAGGTGGTAATTATAACTTAAATGTTGTTGGGGTTAGAAACTCTGAAACAAATAACAAAGTTACAAATAAATTTGACGATTGTATTACAATATCTTATAGTGTAGATGGAGAAGAAAAATTCCACTGTTTCCCATGTACTACAGACCCAGGTAAATATTGGGAAGAAAATTTAATAAATAAAGATGGTGTAGCTATTTTAGTTCCCGGACAATATAGGAGTTCTCATACAATTAGAAAACATCAAGGAAAGTATGAGGCCCTATGTCAAAAAACCCCTATTAAAGTCTACAGAGATAATAATAAGGATGGTAAATACGATATGTTAATAGAAAATATTCATGAAGGTATTTTTGGAATTAATATACATAAAGCAGGTTCACGAGTAAATGGTTCAACTCAAATAGACAAATGGTCTGCTGGATGTCAAGTTATTTCAAAAGAAACTGATTTTAACCAATTAATGGAATTGGCTTATAAATCAAAAAGTCTCTACGGTAATTCTTTTACATATACTTTAATTGAATCTAAAGACATATTCTAAGAATAAAATGAAAACATCAATCTTTTATATAGCGATCCCATTGACATTTATAACATTTATATGTTCCTATTTTATGGAACTTACAGCATCAAATCTTGAACAATATTTGGCAATAGCTCTAGTAGTATTTGCTGATGGGTTCTTTGGAATTATTGGAGGAATAAAAAGAGAGGGGTTTAAAACCTACAAATCTCTTAGAATTCTTAAAACATTAATGTTTTGGGTTATAATGATTACTGTAATATTATCAATTGAAAAGGGATTTGATGGTGTTAATTGGCTAAGTGAAACTTTAATTGTACCCTTCCTAGTATTTCAATTAGCAAGCATAATTAAAAATGCTTCAATGGCTGGTTTTATTACCAATGATTTAATGAATATCCTTCTCGATAAAATCGATAAACATAAAGGGGATAGAAAAGTATAAAAAACTAGTTGGATTCCAACTTCTCCTTTCCTATATTTATAACCATGATGGATAAAATAAAACAAGGAATGTTCCCCTTCCTAATAGGGTTTGCTGCCTTATCAGTATCAGCATCTGCTGCATTTTACTCAGTTAGTGGTCTTAGTAAACTCTTTGCGGGTGCATCTTTAGAGGTTATTATAATGGCGGGTTCATTAGAATTTGCTAAGTTAGTAACTGCCTCACTCTTGTATCAATATTGGGATACTATCAACAAAACCTTAAGAACTTATTTATCTATTGCTACTGTAGTATTAGTATTAATTACTAGCATGGGTATTTATGGTTTTTTAAGTGCTGCTTACCAAGAAACATACTCTAAATTATCAGCCGTAGAAAATCAAAAAGGATTTATCCAACAAAAAATTGACTTTTACCAAAATGATGTAACACGATATGATAAGCAAATTGAAAGAATTTCTAGTAATATTGGTACTTTATCTAATGCAAAAGCTTCGACCATCCAAGTACGAGACACCTCGGTATCTGGGGGCTTTAGACAAACCATATCCACAACTGAGCTTAGAATGGCGCAGAATCGTATTAACATTGAAGAGGAGAATCGTAAACTGGCACAACAAAAACGAATAGTAGCATCAGATAGCCTACAGAAATTCCAATTACAAGTATTGGAACTTGACAATAACACCGAGGTAGCTGGTGAATTGGGACCACTGCAGTATCTATCGAGTTTGACGGGTTATTCCATGGATAAAATTATAAATGTATTACTACTTATTATAATATTTGTATTTGACCCTTTAGCAATATCTCTTGTAATTGCCTCTAACTTTGCTTTTGAAAAAGCATACCCTAAAAAGAAATACAAAGAAAACCTATATGGTGAGAAGATAGAAGATTTTGATATTACACTTCAAGATGGTTTAGAATATATGGATGATAAAGATTGGGAAGAGGCAGAAAATAGAATGGACATTATAGGTCAGAATGGTAATGAAGGAGAACATTATTCCGAATTAGATTTAAATAAAGACGGGGTATTGGATAAAATAGAAATACAAACCGCAGAGGATAGAATTAAAAAATTAAAAAATAGACTATCAGAACCTTTATCTCAATTCAGAAAAAGAAAAATCCAAGAGGAAATAGATTTTATAAAATCAAAGATACCAGATAACGACGAAACAAAAATTTATTAAAGTAATACGCAGGAGGCTTGGCTACCCGGGATATCTTTCGTATCTTCACGTGTTGGTAAGAAAACCAACGATTAAAAACAATAAAGGTTATGTTTAAATTAAATGGAGTTATTGGTTATTTAAAGAATGTATTAAATTACACCCATTCTCAAGTATTAGAGTTTATTAATACCATTCCAGGTGAATGTCAAGGTGATGATGTTATGTTAAAAGGTAGTGATATCGAAAAATTATTAGGTGTTGCTGAACATAGAAAATTAGAGTGTAATGTTGTTCAACACATTAATTTATAATAAAAAATTAGGCTCCCCTAAAGGGGAGTCGTATATTTAGGTATAATTAAAAAAATAGAGGTCATGAAAGAATTTATCAAGTCAATTAAAGAAAATCCAAGAGAATTTAAAGAGAGTGTATTGTTTATATCAACGGTATTTATATTGTTTTATTTTTCAATGTGGATTTTTTATTAATGAATAACCCATACAACCCAACAACTACCAGAAAACAACTAGATGTAAAGTTTTCTAAATTACGTAAACTAAAATACAACGCCTTTAGATGGTGGAGAATGTATGATAATCCTAATAAACCCCTAGATAATAGAGCACTATTTCGTGATCGTATATTAAATGGTGATTTTGATTATTCACATTACAAATACCAAGCAGATTGGTGTGAGCATGAAATGAATGACGTTGCTGCTAAGTATGGTGATGATATAGGAAGATATGTTGAAGAAACATCATTATTACGTTCTCGTAGAAAACGTTTACTCGAGGATTTTGAAAAAGATGAAAATGGTAAATTAGAAATGTTAATAAAGGCATTTACTGTTCATTTTAGATGTAATAAAGAACAAGTTTATGAAGAAATTTTCAAATGTAGTGGAGAACTGATAGATCTTTATTATATTATAGAAGAGAAATACAAAATAGTCCATATGCCTTATCCTTTAAAGCGTAGAGGACGACCTAAAAAAGTTATATAATGAAAATCTGGCACATTAGTGATACACACACATTCCACGAATTATTACAAATACCAGAAGGTATTGATATGGTTATTCATAGTGGAGATTGTAGTAACCCAAGAGACCCTTATACAAATGAACCTGAAGTAAGAAGATTTATTGACTGGTTTAGTAGTTTAGACATAAAGTATAAAGTATATGTTGCCGGAAATCATGATACATCGATTGAAAAAAAGTTAGTAACTAAAGCAGACTTTAATGAACACGGCATTGTATACTTAGAAAACGAAACTTATGAAATAGAAGGTATTAAGATCTTTGGATCTCCACATACTCCTCAATTTGGTAATTGGGCATTTATGAAAGCTAGAAATAAGTTGGATAGAATTTGGGGAAGAGCAATCCCAGATGATGCCAATATTGTTATTTGCCATGGTCCACCACGAGGGATGTTAGATTTGTCCTATGATAGAAATAATCTTATGGAGCATTGTGGTGATAAATCACTAATGAATAGAGTTATGGAAGTAAAACCAAAACTAATGTTATTTGGTCACATCCACAACAACAAAGATATAGTAAATGCAGGTACTAGAAAGGTATATGGTTTAGATACTATATTCTCAAACGGTTCTGTGGTTACTGATGGAAAATTTGGTAAATTAAGTAGTCAAGGAAATATATTTGAATTATGATACCAGGAGTACAACCTAAATTATTATTAAATTTTGATACTGAAGAACCTAAATATAGGTTAGTTCGTGAAAGAGATAAACTTGTAAAAGAATCAGCTAGAGTTTTATGGTTAGAATTTAATGAAGATAGAACTTTTAAAGAACAATTTGAAGAAGCTTCAATTGGTAGAAGTTTAATTATGTCACCATTCAATCATTATTTTACATGGCAAACTTCAACAGTAACCGAAATTGTAGAACAACGAGAGGATTATATTAAATTTAAGACAGGAAATAGTAATTACGAATTATTTAAAATATGAAAGAACAAGAAATTAAAGATTTAGGATTTGAAGTACAACATGAAACAGTGGAAAGCTCAGGACACGATACAGATTGGCATTACTATACACTTGATATAGGTGATATTTGTTTAATTACAAATTCTAATGATGAAGCAGTAAAGGATGGATGGGAAGCATCTATATTTGACTTTCCATCTTGTGTAATTAAAAATATTGGTGATTTGAAAGCTTTAATTAACATTATGAAAAAGAATAGTATATGAAAGTATCACACGAAGTACCCCGCTGTTTATTAACAGTATCCCCCGAGTTCAATGATTACGAATATATATTACCTCACTTGTTAGATCAAGATGAAGAATATAAACAATATTTTTTAGATGCTAAAGCTAAAGGACGTTATATTGTAATGGACAATTCATTACATGAACTTGGAGAAGCATATAACAGTGAACGTTTATTATATTGGATTAATGAAATAGAACCAGATGAATTTATGGTACCTGATGTTTGGATGGATTGTCATCAAACAGCAGCACAAGCAAAGTACTGGCTTCAATTTAAATTCCCAGAAAAAACTAAAAAGATAGCAGTAATTCAAGGTAAGGATAAAAACGACGCTTATTTATGTGCTGGGTTATTAAGGGAATTAGGTTACGATAAATTATGTGTATCTTATGGTGCTACTTGGTATAACAATTTCTTCCCACACACCAATGTGGATATGGGAAAAGCATTAGGTAGAGTACGATTTGTACAAGGTTTATTAAATTTA